CGCTGGGTGGCGAGAACTTCGCCTAGCGCATCGCGCCACGCCTCAAGGAGACATTCGGCGGCCGAATCGGGCGGCGCTTGCAAAGACGTTGTGGACTTCCCGTTTGACGTCATCGGGGTTGACCTTCTGCGGCGGCGGCTTCTGCTGATCTTCTGCCGCCGAGGCGGCCGGGGCCGCCGGTGGCGGTGCGTGTGGCGCAAACGGTGCGGCGGCTGGCGGCGGCATCTGTCCAATCTGGCTAAGCGGCACAACCTGCTGCTGCACGCGCGGCTCCTCGCCGAATTTGACCTTGTCGAGTCCTTCGGCATTGCGCGCTTCGTTGGGCGAGTAGATGCCGCCCTGCACGCCACGCGCCAGCGCGTCGATCCGATCCTTCAACGCCGAGCGCAGCAGCGCCGCCGTGTCGAACTCGACGTATTCGTCCGGTTGTCCCTTGAGGTCGAACAAAACACCGATTGCTTCCTCGATGTGGTTGAGTGCAAAGCCGAGGCCAGAGGCGATCCAGCTTTGCATCAGTTGTTCGGTCGAACCCATCGAACTGTTGCCGATGCCGAGCACCTGAAGCGGAATCCGGTAGGCGAGGGCGATGTGCTCGTTGCTGAGCTTGAGCATGTCGGCGGTCGCGGCATCGCGCCCGGCAACCGCCCACGGCTGCACCTTGAGGCCAGCGGTCAGGATCGGCGTGTTGCCCTGCGCCATACCCTTGGCTTGTTCATTCCAGCGGTCGCGCAGATGCTGGGCCTGATCCTTGTCGAGCGTGAGATCGGTCGAGAGCACGGCCGAGGGCCGCGCTTCGTTCATGTAAAAGTTTGCCTGCTGCATCGCTATGGCGTTGCTGACGTTCACATCGCCGTTGGCGGCAACGAGCGGCGACTCGCCGATCAGCGGCGTCGGATAGCGGCGATTCACGTTGAGACGAACGTGCAGGCAATCGCGCGCCGGAACGATCAACGGCTCCGGGCCGACACGCCGCTCGATGATGTCGTTGCCATAAAGCTGATAAAAGATTTCGCCGTTGGTTGCCACCCGAGGATAGGACATGTTCGGGTGCATGAGGTGCAGTTCGCTGATCTCGTAGCGGTCGTTGCGCAGCCCGAGCGCGTAGGCGTTGCCATCGACGTAGAGCGAGCGCACGAGGTTGAGCAGAAAATCCGAGATTGTCTGGTAATCGTTCGGGTAACGCAGCAACCGCGCGAGCGCCGATGTCTTCACGCGATCACGGCCGCCCTTGCTGTTGAGCCGCCAGTGATCGCCGGGCAGCATGGCGATGGTCTGCGCATAGGCCGACACGCACGCTTCGACCATCGCCGAGCGTTCGGAGAAGATCGGATTGTAACCTTGCTGCCACCAGTTCGCGCTGTCGCCGACGCCCGCTGGCAACCATCCGCCGGTGATCGGCAGATACCAGGGGCCTTGGCGAACATCCCCTTCGCCCTTGCGGACGAAGGGGGCAACGATCCGTGACAGCAGTTGAAGCGGCTTCATTCTCGCGGGCGAGCGTCCCGCGTCGCGTAGCCGCCGCCTTGCGCTCGTTTCGGCTCGCTTTGTTTTGTGGTCGCGTTGGGATCGGGGCCGCTGCCGTCGTCGGCGTGTTCGGTGATGTGCTCGCCCGTCGCGGCGCGGTCGTTCTCTTCCTGCGTCGGGGTTGGTGTCTGCTTCGCAAGGTTCTCCGCAGCTTCCTTGTTCGCCTTGTCGCGCTTCGCTTTCTCTTCGGCCTGCTGCTTCTTGGCAGCTTCGTTCGTCGTCGTCTCGGTCATTGGTCCGACTCCTGAGTTGGGGAAAACGGCGGCGGCTTATCGCCGCCGCCGCGCTCGTGCCTGTTCGTCTGTCGGCGATTGCTCTGTCGGCGATTGCTCGTCGGCAGCGCGGCTTCCGGTGAACGTGAAGGATTGCGTGTTGCTGCTGCCAGCAACATCGCGCACGAGCACTTGGTAGGTGCCCGCCACCCCGGTGTAGTTGAACATTGACTGCACATCGGTCGGCGACGTGAACGTCGTGGGCCGCGCTACCCCGTCGAACACGACAACCGAATCAAGTGTGAAGTTCTGACCCGTGACGCGGAGATTGACCGCAGGCAGCGGGCCGGTGGTTGGCGAGATGGACCCAATCACCGGCACCGCCGGATGAGGACCGCTATCACCCGGTTGGAACGAACTGCCATCAGGCTCGTGATCGATGACATGCTCGCCCCCGACCGTGCGGTCGTTTTCCGCTTGCGTCGGCGTTGGCTTGACGGCCATTGCCGATCACCAAGTAACGCTTTGCGTCCAAGCCACCGTACCCGGCCGCCTGATGACCCAATTGATCGGCATGATGAGTCGCAGTGCGAGGCTATCGGTCTGCCACATCGACTTGGTCGGGAACGCAGGCGTGCCCGGCGAAACGCCGCCGACGATATCGGCAGGCGAGGTATCTTCGAGATGTAGGGTAGCTTGGTCGCTGATCTCGAAGCGCGGTGCTTCGCCGCCGACTGCAACGAAATCCGCCGCGTCGATTGCGACCACCGTGCCGAGCGGCACCGTGCCCGAGTCGATGATCGGCCAGCCGCCAAGTTGGCCTCGGCTGATTTCATCGCGGAACGGGAAAGCACCGACGCCCGGCGCGGCCACGAGGCCCGCACTGTTGACCTGTTGCGGGTTCATCAGCCATGCCGGATTGCGCACGTTGCCGCGCGTGCCGGTGAGCAACGCGCCGCTCAATTGCTTGATGTCGCCGACCAGCGCGGCGAAGCCGCCGCCCGTTGTGGCGGTGAGCGCAGTGACGCCGTTCAAGATACCGGCGGGCCGGATCACAGTCGCTGCGTTCGCGTCGAGCAGCACCGCGTCGAGTGAGACGGCGGTGTCCTCCTGAATCGCGTTGCGCAGCAAGCCTTCGATTGCAGGAATCGAGTGCTCCGAGATTTCACGCGTCCAAGTGGTGATGACCGCCATCTTCTTCGGCGTGAGCGTCTGCGACGTGAACGCACCCTGCCGCACCGGGATGGGCGCGCCTTCGCCGACGAACGAACCAGCGATGGTCGGAGTTATCGAACGCGTTGGGATGATGATCTTCCCGTTGCGCCCGAACGTGAGCGACAGACCCATGGCCGAGAGCCGTGGGAAGATCGATTTCGGCAGCAAGAGAGCCATGAAATCGACCACGATCTGCTGGACGAGTTCGGCCGCCCAGCCGGTCACGGTCGTCATGGCGGGCGCAGTCGCGGCGCGCGTCGCCCAGTCGAGAACGGCGCGGGTCGGCTCGTCCTCGCCGTAGATGGCCTGCCGAATCTCATCGAGCGGCTTGCGTTGCAGATGCGCGAACAACTGCACGGTGCCAGCACGCACGAGATATTCGATTGGATCGATCTTCTTTGCCGCGATGCTGAACGGCCGCACACCGTTGCCGATGCCAGTATCGTTCCCGTGCCCGGTGCCACGGCCATTGGTAACCGCGAGCGCAGTGGTGCGGCCGCCACGGGAGTCGTCCGAGGTTGCACCGAGGTGACGCTCCGATTCGACCAGCACGGTGTACGTGCGGGCCTCCGCGTCGATCTTCTCGTTCAGTTCGTCGCTGCGCTTGAGATCGTCGTCAGTGACATTCGTGTCATCGACCTTGTCGAAGTGCTGTCGCAACTCATCCTTGAGTGCAAGCAGCCGCGTTTCAGAGTCCTTGACTCGCTGAGCAAGCGACATCGTCGTGCCCTTTCCATTGATCGATATCCTTCTGGCTTGCCCGCCGGTTGATCCACGACGTCGTGTCATCGCGTCTTTTCTGCCTTGCCCGGCAAAGACGAGATCGAGCGTCGCGGGAGAAATCTTCAGAGACTTGGCGACTTGCAGCGCGTTGGGATTCGCCGGGACCGCCACGAGCGAAGTTTCGAGCAACTCCTGCTTCGTGAAGCGGAAGCCAACGGCTTTCCCTTCGCTGTCGTTGAGCGGTTCGTAATCGCTTGGCCGGAAGCCGACCGACACGGCACGCAGAATGCCTGCCTCGATCAGCCGACGAATTTCATCGATCCGAGGCGAGGTGCCTTCGGGCGCGAGCACGAGGTGGCCGCGCAACGTGTTTTTCTCGACGCGCAGATTGCGCCACTTGCCTATGGGAAAATCGGTGCGATGGTTGAAGAGCGCGATGGGGTTTTTCGTGAAGTTCGCGATATCCCACCCCGTCGCCGAGATAACATCGCCCATCCTGTCAACCGATTCATCGGAGAGGATAAACTCCATGCCATTGACCGGCTCGACGTGCGTCTTGAACACGCGACCAGATGGCGGCGCACTCTTGCGGGTCGCTGGCTCGGCGTGCCGCTCGTCCCACACCATCTGGCACTGCTCGGCCGCCGCATCCGGGTCCATGTCGCCGTCATCGGTCAGTTCGTCGGTGCAGCGATCCATGAAGTCGTCGTAGGTTTCGTCGTCGTCAGGCGGATCGACGTCCTCGGCCTGCTTGACGGTCTTTGCCTTGTCCTTGTCGCGCCAGATCGTGAGACAGGCGGCGACCGCCTGATCCTGCGGGCGCTTATCCGCACCGGTGCCGACCATTTCCGGCACGCAGCGGCCCATGAACGCCTGTTGGGTTTCGTCCTTGTGCGGAGAGATCGGCATGGCTAGCTCCATTGCGCGGATAAACTCGCCGAGCACTTGCGCGGCGCTTTTGGACTCGCTTGCTGGCTTTTTGCCTTTGCCGCCGGTGAACTTTTCGGCGGCTGCGATCAGCTTGGTGATTGAAATGTTGACGCGAGCGATCTTGACGTTTTTGTCGTCGTGCAAATTGTTGTCCTGGGCGTCGATGCCTAGCTGGCCAGCCCAGGTGTGATGGCCATCAAGGATGTAGTCGTCTTTCGAAATGACGAGGCGCTTGTAGAAACCGTCTTTCTTGATGCGCGCCATCTGCGTCGCAACTTTTGCGCCGCTGATCTCGGACTGGGTCGCGCGCAGATTGGCAGCGCGCTCGTGCCCCTTCTCGACCTCGTACCCCTGGCCTTTAAGGTACTTGATGAATTCCTTGGTTTGCTTCGCCGGGATAACCGGCATCTCGACACGCGGAATGCCCTTGGTGTCGGCGCAGAACAGATTTGTCCCTGGCACACTCACGTTGCACAGGTTGAACACCGGCGCAGTCTCGCCTTGCGCCGCCATCTCGGCGGCGGTTTCACCGAGGCGCTTGATCAGCGTCGAGACTTGCTTGACCTGGGCGAGTTCGACCTTGCGGTCCTCGAACAGGGCGCGCTGCGCGTCGTAGACGTTGGACGTGTGGATTACGCCGTCCTTGACGTAGGCCGAGGCGGAATATCCAGGCCCCGGATGCTCGCGCTTGCCGCCATCGCTCGGCTTGTCGCCGCCGGTGCTGCCGCCACCGCCGCCGCCCCCACCGCCATCGGTCCACTTGCCGCTTTCGTCGCGCGGGTGCTTGTCCTCTTCGTACTCACGAGCGGCGCGAGAGTCTGCCGCACTCTTTTTTGAGGTGCCGCCGCCGAGCAGCAACGCGTCGAGATCGGCATCGGACAAGCCGAGCCGCTTGCCGACGCTGCGGCCCACGCCTTCGGCTGCTTGGTGATCGCCCTGATCGAGGATCGACTGATGTAATTCGGCATCTTCGGCGCGATGGTTGCGCCAGAAGAAAAGCTCACGCGGGCTTTGCTTTTGCTTTCCCGACGTAGGCATTAAACCGATCCATCGTTTCCTTGTCCTTCAGGTTGAGCGCGCCATACCAATCGGTGCCGAGCAGGAGTTTTTTGCCGTACTTCGAATCCGCAATGGCCCAAAGAGCTTTTGGGTCGTTGCTTTGTGTCAGCTTGCGCAGCCGTTCAGCGTCGTCCGCGCTCATCTCCCCGGTGCCTTCAACGCCGCCGCTTACCGTGAGGAAATCCGACGCGTTGTCCTCAGCCCATCGGTATTTTTCGCGGTCGTCCATCTGGTCCCAGTATTCGCCCTGGTATTCCTCGACGCTGTCACTCAGATAATCCGGCGGTTCGATGTCGTCGGCCTTGTGCTCCGCTTCACGGTCGAACGCCTTGTCGATCACACTCGTCAGCCCGTCGCGCATCTCAGGGGTCAACCGCTCGTGCGGCGCGACCGGTGGAATGCCCGGCAATGTTTCCTGCGCTGGATCGTGACCTGTCGGGTTCGTCAGCTTGTGATCGACAAACTGAACTTCAAGGTCGCCCCTGCCATCGCCGCCACCGGTGTCGTAGTTGAGCGAAACCGCATTCAGAATCTGCTCATCGGTAAATGGAATTTCAGATTGGCCCTGCTCCTCGCGGCTCTTGCGATAACCCGCGATGGCGTGCTCGGCCCAATCCATGGTGCCGCCCTTGTTGAAGTCTTCCGCGACGGCCGCCTTGGCGTCATCGAGGGGCTGGCCGCCATCGCGCCAATTATTGATCTCGCTATCCAAAAATTCGCTGCGCGTGCTGCGCATCCAGGCGCCTTCAATTTTCGACTGGTTGCTGCTCGGCAGATCGTCCCAGCTACCTGCAGCATCGCCGCTTCCGCCGCCACTGCTAAGCTTGTCGATCTCGTAATCCAGGTCACCGCGCAGGTTAGGCCAAGAACCGCGCTCGGGTACGTAGCCGTATTTTGCCCACGCGTAGCCGCCGACGTCGATGTCGGCGTGGACCTGCACCTTGTCGAGGCCAAGCTTCTGGTACATCGCAATGTTCGCTGCGAGCACTGTCTTGCCAATGCCCGCGCTCTGCGAACTGTCGTCCAACTTGAAATATTCGCTGATCGCTTTCTTTTGGGCGAAATCAATCGTGCGGGTGTACTCGCCAATCCCGTCGCCATTGGCATCCTTGAGAGTCCCGGCAACAACGAATTTGTCGTCGCCCTCTTCGTAGCGGATTCCCATCGAGGCATTGATGCCGCCAAGGAATTCCTTGCGAAACTCGGCAGGCGCTTCCGCGATACGCGAATTCCACACATCGACAAATTTCTTCTGCTTGTCGGGATTTGACTGCGTCCCCGGATCGAGCCTGATTTCGTCTTTCGCAAAGTCGGCAATCTCGATTTTCTTCTTCTCGCCGCCAGCCTCGCTTCCACCCGGCGCAGCAGGCTTTGCTTCGGCTGCGGGCTTGTCGGTGCCAGTGCTGCTGCTGCCGCCACCGCCGCCCCCACCGCCATCGGTCCACTTGCCGCTT